CACCCTCTTGTATATATGGATACTTTTGACCAAGGCCAAATTGTTTAAGTTGATGATTGTAAATCAAAGCACCTTTGACATGAATAGGTGTGCCTTTAATAAACACATTACTAGCGTGTCTATACTTTCTTAAATTATTACAACTTCTAGGAAAAGATATTTGTTCAGCCGTCATAGTAAAAAACTCTTTCTTAAAGTCAGCAATAAACTTATGTAAATCTGATTGTTCTTTACCCATAATAATTTTGATTGCCTCTTTAATTTTACCTCTACAAACTTGTGGTGTAGATGACTTCACTGCCTCTATACCCATAATCTTTAGTTTAGGTTCAGATAGTCTAACGCCTTCTTCGTCAAGCACGTTTAACATATATCTCTTTTTAGCCACCCATATGCCTTTGTTGGCGACAACTTCTCGTTTCATTACCATACAGTTTTTAAAAGCATTTGTATAGTCAGCCAATTCAGCAAAACATTTTTCTAAAAATGGTTCTAATCTACTATCAACAACTCTATCTAAAAAGTTACAAATCTGTTCGTTGTCTTTACCCTCACAAGTCTTTGCCACTAACTTGTCAAGTGTAACATAGATTGAGTCTGTATCAGACGCCACAATATAATCTATCTTATCATGTGTCTTTAATATATTGTTAAGATATTCATTTACTTTTTGTTCTATAAATCTAATAATAAACTGACCTGCTGTTGTGATGGCACTTGCTTGTCTTACATCATAATATCTAAAGTATTGATTACCTACAGCACCATAAGCTGAGTTAAGAGCAATCTTTCTAGCCCATTGTATATTGTGGCAACGAGCAATCTCTCTTACAAGTTTAGGGTCTTTTGTTTTTTCATATTCTTTTTTTGCCTTAATCATTCTTTTTTTATAAACAACACGCTCATTGTACATTGTTTCCATCATTTCAGGTAAGAAACCTTGACCATCATTTCTAAACATGGCACCATTAGGTGTTAGACAAGCACCTTCAGTTTTTAAATGTGAGAGTGGTGTTGATTGAGTTAACATCTTGTTGACCGAAACACCAGACGATTTAACTCCTAATATCTTTTCGGGAGAAATATTATATTGAATAATAATGTGAGGATATAGGGAGTTAATATCAAACGACACCACCCATTTGTGTTGACCAAGTTGTGGCTCTTTTACATAAGCGCCTTCATATTTTGTTTCTTTAATATGTTCTTCTCTTGGTGGTACACAAATATTTTTTTTCATTAAATGATTAGCTATCAAAGTATCCCATACTCTAACTTGTGAAAATATATCACCATAGTTTACTTTACTTTCATAGGCAACAGTTAATGATAAGTCAATTAGACCTAGTTTATCTTCTAAGCCATCAACAATTTCTACGTCTTGTATATTGTAATCAACAAATGATTGAAAGTCTTGTGTATACCAATCTTTAAACGTAGGATATGGCATATCATCTTTACCACGACCAAGTTCTAATTCACCAATAAAGTCAAGTTTATAACTCTCTTGTCTTTGTGGTACAAACCATTTGTATAAGTCAAGGTAATCTAAATTAGTAATACCGTATAGTGTGTAAACTGTTTGTTGTCTACCTCTTACAGCAATTTCTTCTCTATGTATTAAGTTCCAAGGTGACATCTTGTTTGCCACCTTATCACCAGCAATCATTTTAATTCTATTCATCAAGTAAGGCAAATCAAAAAATTTAGTATTCCAACCAGTAATAATATCTGGATAGTTCTTAATCCAAAACTTCATAAACTCAAACAACAATTGATTTTCATTCTTACATTTAATATAAGTTATATCTGATCTATCGGTCTTAAAGTCGCCTACGCCCCAAGTAATAATCTGTTTGTTAGATTGATTTTTAACAGTGATACAAAGTAGTTCTTCAATAGGATTTTCTACATCAGGAAAACCATTTTCACAACTAGTTTCTATATCAAGTGTAAATATTTTTATATGATCTTTAGACCATTCTATATTTTCTGGATGTTCTTTACCAATATATTGATAGTGATACCTTTCAAGTCCATAAACAGGAGAGTTTTGTGTCGCCACTTCTCTACGAAATTTACGAGCAGAGTCTATGTTTTTAAATGTGATAGGTTTAAGAAACTGACCTTGTAAATTTTTGTATTCAGTTTCTTGTTGAGTTAAGGCGTATAGAGTTGGAGCAAAGTCAATCTTATCTTTGTAATCTTTACCGTCATGTATACCACGGACAAGTAATTTACCTTTGTGTTCAATAACTGACTTATAAAATCTCATAATTTAAAACCAACAATGTAATAGTGTATTAGGGTATTCTAACAATTAAACCATCTAACTTTTCAGTTAAATCAATCTGACAAGCCAACCTACTATTATCAGTTGCCTTGTGTTCATAATCTAATAGTTCTTGTTCAGCGCTAGTATCTTTCATCTTACCAACTTTATCAATCCACTTGTCGTCAACAATAACATGACAAGTAGCACAGGCACAACTACCACCACAATCAGCTTCTATTCCTGGGATATAATTATCTTTAGAATAATACTTTGAAGCCTCCATCAACGAGTGATGTATAGGTACTTCAACCGTTTCCGATTTACTATCATTATCATAGTAGAAAGTTACCTTAATGTTTTTCATTAACTATCTATTTTTGGTATTGATGTTTCTGTTATTAATCCTGGTTGTTGTAAGATACTAGAAGTATTTTGTAGGTATGTATCTAGTATTTCTTTTTTAGGTTCTACCATAGACACAATAAATTTTTGATCAATTGTAACTGTATCTGATTTGGCATAAGGGGCATATAGTACCATCATCAACTGAACAGGTTTACCTGGCCCTTGTTGTTGTGGTATAATAACAAATGATTTTGTTAAACTAACACCTTGGTCGTTTTCTCCTACAGTAGCGATTATATCTTCGCCTGTAGAAAGCCTTAGTATTTTCACATCTTTACTCATAATATTTCTCCTTTGTATTATATAGTTATATCATAATTGGCTAGGAAAGTCAATGTTATTTCTTTTCAAATCCAACTTTATCTTGTTTTCCTTCTTTTTCAACTGGTCTTAATCTCTTACTTAGCACAAATGTTCTATTAGGGTTGACACTTATATTCATCAATCTCATTAAATCTCTGTTTACTAGTAAGTCTGAACCTGATCTAGGTCTTTGATCTAAACCAACCTCTACGTCTTTATATGTAAAGCCATTAAATGTCATGTCTAATAAAATTGTTGGTCTTGTTTCAGATGGTTCTTCACCATCAGCATTTGCTCTAAACACCTCACTTGTGCCGTGTCTAGGTTTACTGTAAGTTTTACCGTCATATTTCCACTTAACAATTTTACCAGCATCTAAAATTTTATCGGCGTGTAAAGCACAAGCTTTTGAACCGTTACCAGTATCAAACTTAACTCTTACTTTACCAACTTCTTCTAGGTCAATTGTTTCTAACCAACCAGCTTCTACTAATGATTGTCTATCCCAATGAGCTCTGTTTGTTAACCAATCAACCACGTTTGACATCATTTTTTCACCATCAATTCTACCTGCTGGTTCTGAATCTGAATAATAATCTTTGTGTTGGTAACCCTCGTAATCAGCACCTGATCCTGGACTACCATTAATTTCTAATAGATATGGTTTATTTTTGTGTATTATGTGGTCTACACCAACCATATATGCTCTGGATAATCTAGCCGCTTTTAATACTAATTCTTTTTCTTCATCATTTAAAATATAAGGTTCTGCCTCAGCACCTCTATGTGTATTTGATCTAAAGTCATATGAGCTGTGTACTCTTTTTGTACTAGCAAATATCTTATTATCTACCACAAAGGTTCTTACGTCAAAATCACTAGGCATATATTCTTGTATTAGAAGTTCAGCCTCTAGTTTCCACATGGCTTGTACAGTTGCCACTAAACCCTCGTAACTCTCTATCTTAATTACACCAACACCTTGTGTACCTGTTAGTGTTTTTAATATTATAGGAAACTTACCACCAATCATATCTAAACCAGTTTTAATATTATTCTCGTTAGATATAAATGCCGTTCTTGGTGTAGGTATACCAAACTTTTCAAACAATAAGGCAGTTGTAAGTTTGTTATCACAAGTAAGCATTGAAGCTCTTGTGTTTACCATAAACGCTTGTGAGTTTTGAAATGATGATATTAATGAAAGGCCTGCCTCATCTTCTAAAGCACCACCTCTAACTATACAAACTGTATCTCTACCAACAAATGTATGTTCAGCACCCTTACCATCTATATTTGATACCGTTAAAGTACCTTTGTCTTCGTCTTTTGATGTGATGATAGATGATTTAGTATTTACTATAATACACTTAATGCCTTTTTTCTTACATGCTTTTGTAATTAATTCAGCAGTAGTATTTTCTTTAGGGTCTTTTGAATCTGCTACAGTTACAATTGCTATCGTAAAAGGTTTATCTTTACGACCTATATCTGTTTCAGTTATAAACTCTTTAAATTTTGGTACTAACATTACTCACTTTTAGAAGGTCCACAAATAATAGTAATCTCTTGTTGTTGATTAGAGTCGTTTATTGTTTGTGCCTCTGTATTTTCCTTTATAAGTTTTTCAGAATCTATTTTTTTACCAATGTTATATTTCGCTGATAAATTCCATTCTTTCTTTTCTTTAAAAGGTAATACTTTAATTTGAGATAATGGTGCTTTGTTTTCAGCAGCTTGTGGATTTGCTATATCAATTAAGTTCCAATCTTGTAGAAGTATTGCTATTGTATTTCTTCTTTGTATATCATTCTCTACTAGGGTTGATTTCTTACCATCTAAAGCAAATAGTTCTTTAAAGTGTGTAATAAAATATTTTCCTTGTTTGTGTAAAATGTGGCATGATTGGTATAAAGTCTTATCTTTACGACTTGCTACACCAATTCTAGTAAGTGTTTCTCTTACTTTTAAAAAATCGTCTGGCTGTTTGATTGTTACCTCTAACATACTTTCAGGCGACCATTGTATTTCTTGTTCACTCATCTTTTTCTCCCGCCTTTTGACAAGGCTTCTTTTATAAATTCAACTTGTTCTTTTGATAGTATGTTAAGAGCCTCTTTTGCTTTTTCATTACTATATCCATAATACTCTTTTATATATTCTATATTTTTCAACTTGGTTTGTGATAACCATTTACCACCAAATCGCTTCTTTTTTCTTATACTATTTATCAAAAAATGAAATTGAGTTTTCTTGTCCAAGAAATGAAAACCATTCATCTCATTAACTTGTGCTATACAATCATAAAACATTGATAAACACTTGTTAATTACAAATGGTGGGTACTTCTTTTCCCATGTTAGGTCGTCTGTATCTAATAATTGTTGCTTTGTGAAATTAATTGCGTTTAGATAATCTTTCAATTCATACATAATATAAACAATTTCTATTTTCGTTTATTGTGTCTGCCCATATACCAATCACCTGGCTCATAGTCCCACCTTTTACCGTGATGACCTCTAATATCAGCATACCACATTCTTAATTTTACTATCAACTTTCTAAATAATGTTCTTCTCGCCATTATATCCTCTACTTAAATTTACAACTTGCCATTATTTCAGTTAAGCAAGCGACCATATTTATCTCCTGATCAGCCACAAAAGCAGATTTATATTGATATCCGGCTAAAATTAATATTGCTTGAGGTATAGATTTAGAATCTAGGTGTGTATAGAGAACATCATAGATAGTTTTAAATAGAAAGGCAGCCTCTTTGTCAAGGTTTTGTACCACCCACTTTCTCATATCATTAAACTTCTTCTCTTTTAGTGACTTCATTAAGTCTTTGGTGTTCGCCTCCGATAGACTAAACAGTATACCACTGTCTATTTTACCTCTTACAGAGTATCTTTGTAGTTCGTTTATAGTTCTTCTAAAGTCTGGATAGTATTTCTGTATTAGTTCACCTAATACTTTCTTCTCATATTCTATCTTCTCACCTTTTAAAACACCCTCTAAACGTTTCATAAAGGCAGTAGCCGTCTTAACTTTTTGACCATTCTTAATAGCAAAGTCAATTACAGTACAACGACTATGTAAGGCAGGTATAATCTTGTTTACATAGTTACAAGTAAATATAAATCTACAATTGTTGTAAAATGTTTCTATAAAGTTTCTTAAAGCAGGCTGAACACTATCGGCATTCATGTAATCTGCCTCGTCAATTATGACAACTTTATGATTAGATTCTTCGGTAAGAGATACAGTAGAGGCAAAGTTTTTAATCTTATGTCTTAATGTATCTATTTGTCGGCCCTCATCTGAACCATTGATAATAATATAATCAGCACCAAGTTCCTCACATAAGGCTCTTGCTACTGTAGTTTTACCAGTACCAGCAGTACCAGATAGAAGTAGATTAGGTATTTCTTTTTGTTTTAGAAAGCTAGTAAATGTTTCTTTTAGACTAGCAGTTAAGATACAATCAGATATTTTTCTAGGACGGTATTTTTCAACCCATAAAAAGTCAGACATTTAAACCTCCCTTAAAATTCAGAGTCAGGTTCTAATGCTATCCAATACTGTATTGATCTGTTTCTATTAACAAAATGACTTATCTTTTGTTTAGAGATAGCTACATCATAATCATCACTGACCATTTTAAAGTTCTCTGCCTTAAAGTAAGCAGTAAACTTCTTATCGGTTTCACCAACATTCAAAGAATATTCGTTAGATGACTTGTTCTTTTTATCTGTAGCTTTAAGTTTGATGTTTGTACCATCACCAACAACAGCAACATCTGGTAGATTAAGAGTTGTAACACCCTTTAATAACTTAGCAAACGTTTCTTTTTTCAAAGTAAAAGTAACTTCTTTATCAGGCATTGTGATGTTTTTAGTAGGCGCCACAATAACTGATTTGTCAGCAAAGAAATACTTAACTGATTGTTTAGAGTTTGTGTCAGCGATTTGTACATTTGAACCACCATTAAATTTTAGTTCTGGTTTTTCAAATAGTTCTACTGATCTTAAAAACTCTGGTAGATCATAGATAGCAAACTCGCTATCAAACTTTTCTGATATTTCAGCCTCAGCCAAAATGTTTTTCATTGTTGAGATTGTTTGTACTTTGTTTCCTGGTTTAAGCAGAATATTCTGATTAATGTCGGAAAAGTTTTTTAGTACAGCAATCGTATCACTTGATAGATTCATATATCACTCCTTCATAATTTAACATATTATAATATAACATAGCTTTGTCCTATTGTCAATGCTAGTTGTTTCTTCCTGTTTCTAACCATTGTAATACATTCTCTGGCGAAGACTCACCGTATGGGTCTGTAGTACAATCATCTGATTTACCTGGCTCTTCAAATATTTTTTCTATGATACCATCATTAACTATCATAGCATATCTCCAAGATCGGTAACCAAAACCTTTATCATTCTTTTTAACAAGCATACCCATTTGTCTAGTGAAAACTCCCTCACCATCTGGTATTACTTTAATATTTTTTATATCTTCATTGTTTGCCCAAGCATTCATAACAAAAGAATCGTTTACTGATATACAATAAATCTCATCTATAAAATGTGCTTGAAAGTTAGGCCAATTAGCCTCAAAACCTGGTAATTGTTGTGACGTACATGTAGGTGTAAATGCTCCAGGTAAACTGAATACTATTACTTTTTTACCTTTGAAATAATCATCTGTTGTTTTTGTTGTCCACTTGCCATTATCAAACGTACAACCACCAGCTTCATCTATATCGCCTTCTCTTACTTTAAAATTTACTTTTGGTAACATCATATATTTTCCCTTCAATTTTTGGAGCGGGTAGTAGGTAACGCTCCTACGTCTGTGAGTTGGTAACCCACCGTAATACTTTTATACGATACCCGCATTTTTATAATATATCATAAACTCACTCCAAAGTCAATGCTGGTTTGAAGTTCATAATTAATATTTCTTTGCCTCTACTGGTAGTCTTTTTCTTTGACTTTGTACTATTGGCCTTACTAAACTCTTTAGTAACCCAATGGTATTTGTCTTTTGGAAACCACTCCGATAGTAAAGGAAAGTCATAGTAAGATAAAACAAACTTACCGTTAATAAACTTTAAATAATTAGCCAGGTCTTCGTGTTGGCTTCTTTTAAAGTCCTGTACATAGTAATCTTCCATTTTATAATATGGTGGATCACAATAAAATAATGTATCTGGTGAATCATATTGGTCAATAATATTCTCATATGATTCGTTATGTATTTTACTAATACCTTTGATATGATATAACCACTTCTTGTTTGAAATCTTATCTATAAAGTGTAGGTATTTTGAACGGTATTTACCTTTTAAATCTACAAATTTTGTTTTCTCGGTTAAGGTGTCTCCTGAAAAACTTTGTGTTTGTAGATACAAATATTTTGTAGCTCTATCAACATCACCTAATTCAAAGTCTGTAGTTAAAGGGAATAATTCTTTTTTAAATTGATTAAAGAGTTCTTTGTTTTGGTCTTCATAAGATAATAAAGACTTTAAAAATTTTCTATCATCATATCTGGCACAATGAAATATGTTTGCTATATCTTTATTAAAATCATTATATACG